TTGAAAGCATTTCAGGAGAAACAATAAGTATGTTTGCGATCACTGACGAAAAAACGAAAGTAGCGTTCGAAATGATGAAGATAGGCACAACGCTGCACGACATCTCTAGAGAATTGAAGATTGGTGTTAAACAGGCTAGTGAATTGGTCAGGGATATCGGGGCGTATTATGAAGTTAAGAAGCGATCTCGTTATCCGCATCCCACGCTCATCAAGACCGACGGTGTTTGGAAAACCCAACGCGACCCGATAAAAGGTATTGCGGCCCATGATCCGTTTAGACTCGCAGATAGACCCCGAGCAGTGCGCTGAATGCAAGACCACCTACACCTACAACATAAGATGCGCCCATTGCCGAACCAGACTGGCGCTAGATGAGCCATGCAAACTTTTGCGACGGTATCTGGTGGAGTCTTTAGGTGAGGTTGACGGATGGCAATCGGAACCGCATTGTGGCTGCGCAAGACAATGCAAACGGAGGATGAATGTATCGGAACAAAACATTGCTTGAGATCGTGCGCAACTCACCCTGCCAACACTGCGGTAAGGAAGACGGAACGGTTTGCGCGGCGCATAGCAACCAACTGCGTGACGGGAAGGGCAAGGGCATAAAAGCTCACGACTACCGCATCGCAGCTCTTTGCGTGGGATGTCATTACGAACTCGACCAAGGGTCTGCAATGGTGAAGTTTCAAAGGGTTGAGATGTGGGAGGAGGCGCACCGCAGAACTATTGCGTGGCTATTCGAGAATGAGCATCTCCTCGTGAAACCATGAGCCCTACTGAACTCACCCTAAAACATTTGCGAGCAGAGGGCTGGACTGTCGCAGTAGTGGAGAAATGGAACCCGCACGCTCGGATACGCCAAGACCTCTATGGGTTTATAGACATTCTGGCGCTAAGAGGATCAGAAACGCTTGCGGTACAGGCGACGAGTTACACCAACATGAGCTCACGCATAAAGAAGATTGCGGAAATAGAAACCGTTGCGGCAGTAAGAGAAGCAGGTTGGACGATCTGGGTGATCGGGTGGAGGAAGGTAAACAATAGGTGGACGCATAAGATCACAGATGTCTCGTAAAAAACTCTTGCTATATACTCACTGAGGGCATAGCGTGAAGTTCTCCCTGTAGGTCTTCTCCTTTTGCCCGACTCTCCCTTCGGGCATTTTTTTTTGGAGCAAGCATGGACACAATTCGCCAGCAGATATTGCAAACCATTGCGCAACACCAACCGATCAGCGCAAGATCAGTCACCGAGCGTTTAGGCGTAAAACACGAGACGGTAAAGATGACGATCAGCAAACTCTTTGCGGAAGGAAAGATTAGCCGAGAAGAGGTCAAGCGACCACTAGGCAGCAAAGGCAAAACCAACCACTACGAGTACAAAATCAAATGAGAATCTCCGTCCAGAGCGATCTCGATAAACTGGCTAAGAACCTTAGTTTGTTTGAGAAACACAAGCTACCCAAGGCTACCACTCGGGCGCTGAACAAGATCGGCAATAGTGCGACAACCCAAGTCAAACGAGAGATGTCGAAAGAGGCAGGTCTGGCGCAGAACAAAGTGGCTCCCTATATCAAGACATGGCGTGCGGCTCACAATCGGCCTTACTTTGATATCAACTTCCGACGCTCGACCTTCAGCCTGTACAACACATACGGCGCAACACAAAACGCTAGAGGCGTCACAAGTAAAGCGTGGGGCAAGAAGAAGCTCTATCCGGGCGCCTTCCTCGCCATTATGCCTAACGGCAAAAAAGATGTGTTCATCAACGTCGGAGGTCGTCGAGGATCGTTGCGCGAGGTTAAAAGCGGTAAGAACATTGGAAAAAAGTACAGACCAGAGCTGCCGTTGAAGCTGCTATATGGCCCAAGCCTGTACGCTATGCGCGCCAAGCTGGGCCTCGACAAAAAGGTTGAGGTCTTGGTACTAGAACGCTTCCCAACGGAGTTCCAACGGGCTATCCGTAGCCTTGGCAGGCGTTAACTACCCCCCCCATGTCAGGTTCTTTTGAAACGCATAGCAAAGCGGGTAACGCGGCGCGCGAATTTCGCCTAGAGCCAGATTATGAAATACCGTTTTCCTTTGCTAAAAACTATCAGGAGCTATGACGCATGGCAGCGCAAACCTTCCCGATAGAAACCATTTCCCGCCTGTTAGACCTCACCCCGCAGCGCATTGGGCAGTTAGTAAAAGAGGGCGTAATTCCTAAAGCGGAGCGTGGGCGGTATGAACTCGTCCCGGTGGTGCAGTCTTACATCCGTTATTTGCGTGATCGTGCGGTCAAAGGCGATGTCCACGGTGATGACTACTCGGCGCACCGCACTCGACTCATCAAAGCGAGGGCCGATCTCACTGAAATGGAGAAGGCGCAAGCGTTAGCCGAACTGATCCCCGCGCAAGATGTTGAGAAAGCGTGGACGGACGTGCTGACCAATTGCCGAGCTAAATTATTGTCAATACCAACCAAAACCGCTCCCGAGGTTTATGCTGCCGAAAGTCTCACTGAGGTTAAAGTGGTGCTCAAGTCGGCGGTCAATGAGGCCTTATCGGAACTAGCCAATGTCAGAGTTGAAGTTATTCACCCCATCCGCAGCACTAGCGAAAGTGATGCAGAACTCGTTAGCGAGTCTGCGCCCACCGCCTGATCTTTCTATCTCCGACTGGGCAGACCAAGAGCGCAAACTCTCGCCAGAGGCTAGCGCGGAACCCGGACAGTGGCTGACCTCTCGGGCTGAGTATCAGAGGGGCATCATGGATGCCTTCTCAGACCCCGCCATCGACACGGTGGTCGTGATGTCGTCGGCCCAGATTGGCAAGACCGAGATACTCAACAACATCATCGGCTTCCACATCGCCCAAGACCCTAGCCCTATGCTCGTGGTGCAGCCCACGCTCGACATGGCGCAGACTTGGAGCAAAGACCGTCTGGCCCCCATGCTCCGGGACACTCCCGCCCTACAGGGTTTAGTACAAGACCCAAGGGCGAGAGACTCGGGCAATACGACCCTGCACAAAATCTTCCCCGGCGGTCATGTCACCTCTTGCGGGGCCAACTCTCCCTCTTCTCTGGCCTCCCGTCCGGTGCGGCTAGTTCTCTGCGACGAGGTGGATCGGTATCCGATCTCCGCAGGCTCAGAAGGTGATCCAGTTTCGCTTGCGAGAAAACGGGCGACGACATTCTGGAACCGCAAGATCGGACTCGTATCAACACCCACGGTGAAGGGCGTTTCCCGCATCGAGATAGCCTTTGAGGAGTCAGACAAGCGTTTCTATCATGTCCCTTGTCCCCATTGCGGACACTCGCAGACCCTAAAGTGGGCGCAGGTGCGGTGGGAGCAGCCCGAGGATGCCGCTTATATATGCGAGGAATGCGGTGCGTTATGGAATGACGCAGAGCGTGTCCGGGCTATTCGGCAGGGCCAGTGGGTCGCAACTGGGGAGAGTAAGAGGGTCGCAGGGTTTCACATCTCCGGTTTGTATTCTCCGTGGGTTCCGCTAGAGGCGGCGGTGCGAGATTTCCTAGAGGCTAAGAAGCAACCCGCTACCCTCCGGGTGTTCGTCAACACGTTTCTTGGCGAGACTTGGGAGGAGCAGGGCGAAGCGATAGACGATTATCAAGTAGCAGAGAGACGTGAGGACTTTGGCGACACGCTGGAAATAGGTATCTTAATGCTGACGGCGGGGGTGGACGTGCAAGACGATCGCCTCGAGGTAGAGATTGTCGGCTGGGGCCGGGATGAGGAGTCATGGTCGCTCGACTATCGCACGATATACGGTGATCCATCATCACCGACCGTCTGGCAAGACCTTGATTCTATCTTGGCGCAAACCTTTGAACGCGAAGATGGTAAATCCTTACATATTCGGGCTACCTGCGTAGACTCTGGCGGTCATCACACGAATTCGGTCTATAACTATGTGCGGCCCAGAGAGGGCAAAAGAATTTTCGCCATCAAAGGCGTAGGTGGTGAAGGCAAGGTTTTGGTTGGCAAACCGGGACGGAACAACATAGGGAAGATCAAACTGTTCCCCATTGGCGTTGACTCAGCGAAGGAGCTTTTGTATTCACGATTGCGCATTACAGAGCCTGGACCTGGGTACTGTCACTTCCCGACATCCAGAAGCGATGAATATTTTCGTCAACTAACCGCCGAAAAGCACGTTGTGCGATATCACAAAGGTTTCGCAAGGCGAGAATGGGTCAAAACAAGACCACGCAACGAGGCGCTAGACTGCCGTGTTTATGCCATGGCGGCATTTGGCATCTTGAACTTGAACATCAATTCTTTGGCTGATCGCCAACTTATGGTCAAGGAAAACCCACCTGAACCACCTCCGCAGACAGTTTCCCGAAGGGCGCAGCCGAGAAACCGTGGATTTGTGCAAGGATGGCGTTAAAATCGGGACAAACTGCTCGGAGCGAAAATGGCAAACCTATTTGATGCCTCGCAATCGCCACAGACTGAACCTCAGCAAATGGTCGCTGGGGATTATGTTCAGTGGCGACGCACAGACCTATCCGCTGACTATGCCAACGACGCTTACACGATGATTTATGTCGCAAGGTCTAAGGGCGGGGCGCATGAAATACAGATCACCGGATCGGCCTACAACTCCGACTATCTATTTGCGGTCTCCAGCACTGTTTCGGCAGACTACATTCCGGGCGAATACTTCTGGCAACTAGAGGCCATACGAAACTCGGACTCTAACCGCATCGTTTTGGAGCGAGGCCAGTGGAAAGTATTGGCTGATCTGGATGTCTTCAACACTGACAACCGGACTTTTGCGCAGGTCATGGTCGACAAGATTGAGTCGATATTGCGTGGCAAGGCCGACTCAGATGTCAGCAACTACTCCGTCGCAGGGCGATCCCTCACCAAACTCACATTCGACGAGCTGATTCGGGCGAGGGATGAGTTCAGGCGTGAGGCTTTGCAAGAGCAAATGGCAGACAGGATCGCTCGTAAACAAGAGACGGGAGCAACAGTCAAAGTGAGGTTTCTATGAAATTGCTCGATCTGTTTAAGCGACAGAAACCGACACGCAAGCGAAATTACGCAGGTGCGAACATGGGTCGTCTCTTTGGCGACTTCATCACCTCGCAGCGCTCGCCAGACTCAGAGATTCGCTATGCCCTGCAAACCCTGAGAAATCGGGCGAGGGACTTGTCTCGAAACAATGAGTACATGAGGCGGTATCTCAACCTTCTAAAAACCAATGTGATTGGCGAGAAGGGCATCACCTTCCAATGCAAGGCTAAGAATGACGACGGCACTTTCGATGCGGTAGGAAACTCAATCGTCGAGTCAGCATGGGCGAATTGGTGTCGGCGTGGCAACTGTACGGTCGACGGGAAGATGAGTTTTATTGACGCTCAACAGATGGCGATTGAGTCACTCGCACGCGATGGCGAGATCATCGTGCGGCTGGTGAACTACGACAACCCGGATAAATTTGCGATTGAGTTCATCGAGCCAGACCTCTTGGACGAACTCAAAAACGAATCACTGCAAGACGGGCATCAGATTCGCATGGGCGTGGAGCTGAACCAGTACCGCAAACCTCTTGCGTACTGGATGCTCACGCAACATCCCGGCGATGATCAATATGCGACGACCTACACCCGCAAGCATGTAAGGGTTCCCGCAGAGAAAATCCTCCACCTCTATATGCCAGATCGTGCGCAGCAGACTCGTGGCGTGTCGTGGGTTTCTACTGCAATCGAGTCTCTCAAGATGCTCCACGGTTATCGTGAGGCCGAACTGGTGGCAGCGCGGACTGGGGCTGCAAAGATGGGTTTCTTTACTAGCCCAGCAGGTGATGGGTTTATGCCCGACGACACCGAGGATCAGTTCACTCCAATCATGAATGCGGAGCCGGGGACATTCCACCAACTACCCGCAGGTGTAGATTTCAAGGCATTCGATCCAAATCACCCAACGAGTGCCTTTAGTGACTTTGAGAAAGCGATCCTACGGGGCATCGCCTCTGGCCTTGGCGTGTCTTATTACGCACTGGCAAACGATCTGACTGCGGTCTCCTACTCAAGCATCCGGGCTGGCGAACTTGCGGATCGTGACTTCTACCGAATGCTCCAGAGATTCATGGTGCAGCACTTCGTCGAGCCGATTTATCGTGCGTGGCTCATGCAAGTGATGACTGCCAATCGAGTCAGTCTGCCGATCACTAAATACTGGAAATTCTCGGATGGCGCTCAGTTCCGTGGTCGTGGCTTTGCGTGGGTCGACCCTCAGAGGGAGATCGCAGCGAATGTCATGGGGCTACAAAACGGAATTCTTTCCTTGCAAGATGTCGCCAACAATTATGGACGTGATATTGAAGAAACCTTCGAACAAATTGCGCTAGAGAAAGAATTGGCTGCTCGTTACGGCGTCAGCATGGCCTTTGAGCCATTTGGTCAGAAGATGCAAGCACCTCCAATCGTCACTGGGGCCGTAGATGGCGAGCTATAAGGGCGAGGAAATCGACACCAAGCCTACGGAGGCTATGGCTGAAGAGGCCCAGCGTGGCCTAGATTGGCGTGCAGAGTTCGGACGGGGCGGCACAGAGATCGGAGTCGCTCGTGCAAGACAACTCGTAAACCGTCAAGAGTTATCCACGGACACAGTAAAACGGATGCACAGCTACTTCTCTCGGCATGAGGTCGATAAGGAGGGGCAAGGATTTACTCCGGGTGATGGTTATCCATCGGCAGGGCGCATCGCTTGGGCGTTATGGGGCGGTGATGCTGGGCAATCGTGGGCCAGAGAGAGGGTGAGCAGAATGGAAACTATAGACAATCGTGCTGCACCGGATGCTCTACGCATCGGAGATTTCGTGCGATGGGACTCCTCTGGCGGTACTGCAAGAGGACGCATCGAGCGTATTGAGCGAGATGGCGACATAAATATCCCTGACTCTGACTTCACGATCACTGGAACACCGGAAGACCCTGCTGCGCTGATTCGTCTCTACCG